TCAGGATAGCCGCCTTCTTCCAACTTCAAGATATAAGGCAGGTTGTTTGTCAGGTAGATAATGTCGCCCGCGTCCATCGTCGCAATCTTTGCTTGCACTTTTGCCATTGTTGCCGCGCCGCTGGTGTCTGTTGCGTTCACGGTTCCTACTGCTGGCGATCCAATGGAAGGTTGCCAGTTTGCCCGCGCGCCGCCCTTATCAACGGGAGTTTCAAATATCACATTGCGGAAAACGTCCAATGCAACGCGACGGGCCAGCGTGTCCATCTTGCGCTCGGTTTTTGTTTGCGCGGCCCGCAATTGATCCGCAAAACTACCCACGGGCGACTAGGTCATATAGGGCAGTTTCGCCACCCGATGCCACGCGGCCCGTGTCCATAATCGTGCGCGTCTTTGTGACGCCGGCAAAAGAAAATGTGACAAGATCCGACGACGTGATTTCAATCCCGATAGGCTCGACGATCACTTGGAAGTCGCCAGCTTTGATAGCAGTTCCGTCTACTCTGCTGCCGTCAACCAAGAATACTGCCATGCGGGCGGTGTATTTAGACGGTGGGCCTTGCGTGCCGCCTGTGGGATTTGCGGGGCCGTCGCCATAGGTTTCGCCCACGCGGTCAATTGTGCCTGTCTGGATCACGTCGGGGCGCTTTGCGGCCAGCTTGTCAAACGCGCCTGTGACTTCGCTGCGAATTGTAGCCATTACCCGCGCACCATGTTAGCCATGCCCACGCCGCCCTTGATATAGCCGCGCAGCAGCCCTTCAACCGCAACAATGCGGGGCGTTGATGTTGGCAGGTTGTCGCCCGCGATTGTGATCGGCCCGACCTTGATGCTTTCGCTTGTCGTGCTAGTTTCAATCGTTGCAAACGGGTCAAGGCCGCCTTGCAGGATAAACGCCATTTCAAATTGCGCGTGTTTGATGTCCAGCGGGATTGTGTCAGGATCAACTGGCCAGCTATCCACAAGGTCATTGACCAAGCGCGGCCATGACATGGCTTGGAATTGGTATTGCTTCATGCCGATAAAATAATACTTGCGGTCAAGGTAGTTTGCCGCTTTGCGCATGTTGATTTCGTTCGCCGCATCGGTAGCAGCGAGCGTGTAGCCCATGCCAAGTGCATAGCCCTCATAGTCCGCAAGCGTGCCGTAGCTGTCAGCGTTTACGCCGCCAATTGTGGTATCAAGTGCCATGTGCGGTCCCTTCTAAACTTAGTGAAGGGGCAAGCCGAAGCCCGCCCCTCTGCTAAATTTAGCCCAGCAATGTTGCGATAGCGCGGGGGTTGAAAGCCTTGACGCCGTAGATTGCAGTAATGTCAACCATTGCCTTTTTATAGCCGCCGTAAACCTCGACTGTGAATGCAAGTCCGGAGACTGGATCCTGGACGATCATTTGCTCTTGGGCCGCCGATGCCATTGGTGAGGCCATTGGGCGGATCGCCAACTCAATTGCGCTGCGGTGCAAGCCGATGTTCGCTGCGTAGGAGTTGCCGACTGTAATAGCCGCGTTATTGGCAGCATCAGCACGCAGGCCGGGGCTTGCAATTTCAACAGTACCAGCCGCGCCCGTCAACGTAACCCCGCCGACAACGAGATACTTGTTGTCATCCCCTGCAATTGTGATTACGTCGCCCGCCTTGAAGCCCGACGCGCCCGGTGTGGACGTGTCAAAAACAATTGAGGTCGCACCAACAGCCAAAGCACCATTTACCAGCGCACTTGCTGCCGTCCCTTTGGTGTGATCTTGAACGCCGCTGGACTCCTTGAACATGAACCCTTGAAGGTCCAACAGAGTGCCTTGGCGCAACAGGTCGCTTCCGCCTGCCTCGTTGACTTTTTGAAGTTGCGCGAGGTTGCGCAGCTTGGTGCCAGCAGACGAATTGACGATAAGCGATAGTTGACCGTCATTCACGGGCATATCGTTATCAAGGATAATCTGGCGTGCCTCTGCAACCGTGTCAAAATTGCTGCCAAAAGGGGTAGTTCCTGCCGTGCCGACAGCGCGGGTCGAGTTGGTGTATGCCTCAAAAGCGACCGCAGCTTCAATCGTGCGAACCATGCCTTCCATTTTGCGCGCAATCAACTGCCCGTAGACAGTTTGAAAACCGGAACTCTGGTTAAGATAAAGCTGATCTTCGCCAGTGAACGGGATTTTTGCGTTGACTTCTTTGTCCAGCGTCATTGTGTCGACGCCAATTGTGTTGTCATCGCCTTCGGGGATGGTCATGGAAGGCGTTACGCTTGTGTTGATTGTGCCTTCAACAGTTGTGAAGGATTTCACAGTGGTGTTTTGGGCCGCAACCTCGGACCCAGCGTTGACTGTAACCGATGGAATAAATCCAACCGCAGAACGGCCAGCGAGTTCGGCAGCTTTGTAAAGGTCCGCTGCGAGTGATGTGAGTACGTTTGCCATTTGTTAGGCTCCTTTTGCGGGGGTTAGTCTTTGACTGCGCCGCCTGATTTTGAATGTGCCGCGCGGTCTACATGGGACATTGTATCCCAAGCCGCGCGCGTGACTGTCGGTTTGTCAGGCGTCCCGCCCTGTGATCCGGCTGGCTTCCCGCCGCCGCCCTTGCCTGCATCCCGAACCGCGTATGATTTGGATGTCGCAAGTTCCTTCGCCAGATCGGCTAGGGTCGCGCCGTGGTCAGATCCTGATCCAATCATCGGCTTTCCGTCGGATGTCATCACCTTTACAGTGCCGTCATCGTGAAACTGTAGGCGGCCCATTGCGCTTGATGCGATGTCGTCAATGGCGTCTGGAATAAATCCAGCCTTTGCCAACTCTGCTTTCATGTCGCTGGATGCGCCGCGTTGCATCATTTTGCTAATCCGGTCGTTTGCGCCGGTCAGCTTGCCTTCATATTCGTTTTTCATCGCGTCCAGCTTGGCCTGCGCATCGTCTGCGCCCTTGCCGTTGCCCTTGGCCTTTTCGGTCAAGTCTGCGAATTTGGCGTCAATATCGCTAGGGCTGCCATACTTTGAATAAGCAGACGCATTTTCACGCTCTTTCGACAGCGCTGTTTTCAGCCCCGCCACGTCTTCGGGTGCAGCAAGTGCGCCCAGATCAAGGTGTCCGTCTGCCACGTGGGTTTGTAGCCATGTTGGCAGTGTTGTCGCGTCTGATACTTCGATTTTCATTGGTTCAGCTTCCCGCTTGTTTACGCGTTAGCATCCCGCCAACGCAAAAAGCCCCGCCGAGGCAGGGTTGTTTGGTTCGTTATGTTGCACTAATTAAAGCGCGTAGGTAGTCAAGGCAAGGAATACACCACTTTCACGCAGGGCGCAAGGGGATTGTTACGGTACGGGGAATTCACAAACTGTCCACGCCTCGTTCTTGTATGTCCCCACTGCGATATATTGGCCGCTCAAGTGATCGCGCCTCATGTGAAAGAAAACTGCCTCGACTTCGGGGTAATCATAAAGCGGGCGCACAATAGTGTCGCCAGAATAAGCCTCGGTCGCCGGAGTTGGCAACATGGCTCTAAATGTATCGCCGCGCTTCATTGCCTCAATGTCAAAAGTTGAGTGAGAGTCGGCCCAAGCGTCTAAAATTATTTGTTGATTTGTCATGTCTGTTCCCTTTGTTGCTGCCTAAACCCTAGACTGCAATTCCATCAACGTCAACGGCCTGCCGTTCGCATCCATCAGATCCCGAAACGATATTTTCCCGTCGCGCCATAGCTTCGCACGGCCCACGCCTAAGTTCTCGTCTTGCTCTGCAACAGTGCGCTTAGATAACCAGCCCTCAAAAGACGTGTCCTGCGCTATCTGTCCGTCAAGGCTCGACCGCGTTGTGTCCGTCATTTCGTCAATGTCAAAACCCAATTCGCGGAACGACTTTAGAACCGGCGCAGATGTCGATCGACAACCCCAATGCAAATTCCCCGGGCCGCCACCCCAAGGCAACGTGTGGTCGATCGGTTCATGCGTGCCAACGGTATATGTCAGCCCGTCGCGCGCCCCACATTCGGTCGTGGTGCGCAGATCGATTGTGCTTACCCACTGTTCGGCTTTTACAATGTCGTCATTTTCGGAATAGACCGCTTGCCGCGATGCCTGCGAAACCGCTTGCGTTGCGGATCTCACAAGGCTGTCAGCCTGGCTGCGCGTGACGTCCATAAAGCCTTTGACCACCTCGCCATTCTGCTTCCCGCCGCGGACACGCCGGATCAACTGCCCGTTTGTCTCACCCTGCGCAATGCCAAGCCGCATGTTGTCCGTGAACCGCTTGAGCGTGTCGCCAGCCTGCCGTGACAGCCAATCCGACACCGGAGCGCCCTGCACCAACAGATCGCCTGTAATGGCCACCAATTGCCCGCGTGTCAGTTCTGACGTGATAAGCTGCACGCCCGCGCTGTTGTTGATTGCCGCGACAGCGAACCGCGCTTCCATGTCCGCAATCTCGCGCAGTTCATTGGCCAGCCGCTTGCCTTCCGCGCGATATGATGCCGTGATCGTGCCTTTGACCTGATCGAGCAGCTTTTCCAACCGTGTCGCGCGGCGCGATATGCTGCCAATGCCAGTCGGATCAACCCGCGCAAGCTGTGCAACAATATCGCCCTGAAGTTCCGTGAGGAATTTATTGACATCACGCGCCTGCCCCGCCGCCAGCCTTTGCAAGT